TTGAATAATGCCACTTCCACTGATTTAACCATTCAAAATCTGAATCGTTTACTAAAGCGAATTTGCCTTGAGTAAGTTTAATTTGTTTCATGAAGATATTATACTCTTAATACCCCACCATATCAATATTAAATAGAACCAGGAGTGAACCCGGGAACGCCACCAAAATCAGTCTGCGGAGGGTTTGGAGAGCGGTATTGCTTATAGTTGACTGCAAATGTCCTGAATGCATCAGCGCCATGACTTGCCCAATCATGCTTTGGATTATTCTTAAAGACTTTATTCTTCTCATCCCATTCTTTACGATAATTTTTTAAAGCATTAATGCCGCGCATTGCTTTATCCTTCTCAAACCAACATTGAGAAAAGATTTGACGTGCTGCATTGATTCCTTCATCAATACCTAGATTTGCACCGATTTCAAACTTAATGCCTAGATTTGCTGCAACTTCAACTCTTGATTTCCCGGTGCCAAGTTCCCGGACTGCAATATCATGCGGAGCAAAATGCCGGCGGTATAAATAACCTTTCTCTTGTAGTTTTTGTGCATAGTGAGTTAAACCTTCTCCGGAGTTCTCATAATAATCAATTAAATGAATCTCCTGGCCAACCGTTTGGATAAACCAAATACTCATTGAATCATCGATTCCTAAATCCCACGCGGTATCAACCGGCAATGCTTCAATGTATGGCACTGTTGTAACTCTATGCTCATTTTCAGCGCGTCTTATGCCTTCTCCAAAGTATGATCCGATAACCGGAGAATTGAAAGAACACATATATTCTTGATCAAAGTAAGCATTTGCTTCCGATTCTGCTCTTCCCATCGCTGCAAAACGCTTGATAATATCTTCTCGCATTTCCATCAATTGTCTTGGAGTCCAAATGCCGGTATCTTCAGCAGTTAATGTTTGAACCCACCATAACGGATTATTCTTTGCATATTCGAACATTCCCCGAGCATGATTATCACCTTTAGGAGTAAAGTTAAAGATTGCAATGCCATCATTTTCTTTAAGAATAGGCTCTACAACGTCCCAAGCATAAGGATCTTGCTCACTCCATTCAGAAAAAATAAACATTTTTGGATTTCCTCCGCGAAGAGTATCCGGACGATCTGAACCACCAATTTGAAATAAAGATATATCATTCTTCTTGGTATAAATAGGAATCTCCATGCGCGTTTCATTTGCTTGACCGGCTCTCAATCCTTCTGGAATATGCTCCCGGTAACGAAATCCATCTCCTCCAATACCATTCCAAAGATTATCTCTTCCCATTGTAAGCGTTGGATAAACAAATTTAACTAAACAAGGATCTTGAATAAGTCTCCGGGGAGCGCAATCGGCAATATCAACTTTATCCTTACCACTTCTTCTGTGCCAGATCTGCATAAAATAACGAATAGGACTTTCACCTTTGATTGATGCTGTTACTGCACGAATAAGCGCGCGTTGATAATCTCTTGATTCAAAATGAAATGGAACTTTCTTTTCATCCATAAATTATTTTGGAGGTTCTTCTGACCATAAATCAACATGTCCTGAATGTTCTGTTTCATTTTTATCTTTCCAACCAAAATTATTTTTAAGATTGAATATTGCACCAATTGATGTTCTTCCTTCCATGAGTCTTGTCTCAACATCCTCGGCTATTTTTTCTCTCGCTTCTTTTATAGTGTCAGAAAACTTACTCTTACGAGAGTATTCAATTAATCCTTGTCTTGAAAGTCCTATTCTTCTTGCTAATCCATGCATGGTATAAGGCGCCGGAGAAATATATGCAAATTCTTTTTCTTCTTTTTGATTCCATCCCTTGATAATTCTCATATCACACCAATTAAAATATTCATCAATTACTGCTTGCATTTCTGCAACTGTTTTAAATTTTAGAGGACGACTGCCTTTCTTAGCAATTGTGTTTCTTACATTAATTTTCTTCTTTGAGGTCTTCTTCTTTTTCATATTTTACCAGTCTTATTAAGAGTTAGGTATTAATTAAAAGATAGCAGAATTTATTATGGGGACGCAAGTTATTCCTCTATATTAGGATTCGCGGTATCGTTTTTATCAGTTGCCGGCTTTTCTTTTGATTGATGCATTAAAACGCATTCGCGGCACTGACACTTTCCTTGTTTGTGGCAGTCATCAAAACAAACATTATTTATTTTTTTTGCCATATTAAATATAATACCACCTTTTATGATTTAATCAAGCGCCTTGCAATTGTATAAGAAACCAAATTGCCATACATTGCGCCGGACAAATCAGTAACAATTCCATGCAATAACCAATTGGCCATCCGGGAATGCCTCATGATTTTCCATTGTGCTTTATATGCTTCAACTTCTTGATTAAATCGGAAATTCTCATCCTTTAAATATTTATCCCACCATTCTCCGGGAGTTAAGAATTTCATTTGTTGAAACATATGCACTCTTTCATGTGCTACTAAATCCGGGGGAAGTTCCGCATCTACGTTAGGATTATAAATCGTATCGCCATAAGTAAATACCGTTGCAAATGGAGGATTTAAAACCTTCTGGATCTGATCAATATTCGGAGGATAAGCTTTTAAAACTTTCATATCGTTCTTAATGCCACATAACTTGTCTTATTAGAAATCGTATAGGCCTTCCGGATATATCCTTTACAGATTAATGCATGAAGAGCTGCTTCAGCAGTTCCCCGGCCGATCTTTTGTTTAGTAAGCGCTATCATTATTTCCTTCCGAGGAGTTGGAATTTTCTTGACATGAACCCACCAATTAATAAACAGCATAATCGCGGTTTGCGCGCTGGTTTCTTCATCCAAATTTTGGTAGGCAGTTTTCGACATAGAATCGTTCAGCCGGTTTTTTTCAAGTGCCTTAAATCGCGTTTAAATGCCTTAGTTTTTGGCATTTTCGCCATTTTTAGCTTCAATTGGCGCTTTCTCTTCTTTTCCCGGGACTTTCGGTTCTGCGATTATTGGTCTATCTATAACCAATAAATCATAAGTCTCCGGATCAAAGTCAACAAATCTTTCATAACCTTTTGGTGCATCCTCTTCTTTAACATCCAATCTTTTCCTGACATTAATTGCATGTCTTACTAAAGCACCTTTGACTGCATCCATTTCAACATTATGAATTGTTAAAATTGATTGAAAAGTTTTGAACATTTCAACTTCTCCTGGTAAAATACTAAATTTTTTAATAAGATCCTTTTTCTTTGGATCTACTTTTGCTTCTCTAAATCCATTTATTTTAGACATATTATTCACCTCCTTTATTGTTAGCTTCTGTTGTGTTTTCTTTTTCAAGCTGAACACAAACTTCAACTAATCTTCTGATGTCGCTTAAATGTGCTTCCGGCTTTAAATGCCCGGATGCATCTTCATGACCAAACTTCGAATGAAATTCGGATATTGCTTTATTTTGTGCTTCGTTTAAATCCATTTTAATCACCTCCTGCTAAAAGTCCTACTGATTTACGATCTTCATCACTATCATCGATCTTAATCCTTTTAATAAGGGAAAACAATTCTTTTGGCGCCGGCCATTCTTTCTTATAATCACATGAAGTGGTGCAAACCAGGCGGCTTTGAAGAATATACATCGCAAGCATATAGTGGGTTCGATAATGCTCGACTTTCAATAATCCTTGACACTTAGGGCAGGTTAAGTTTGGATTCATTTCTTATTTAGATATAAACTTTGTTCTTGTAAGATTTTATACTCTTTTTTGGTAAGGCTTCCGTTTTTAAGCAACTCATTAATCAATATATGCAATAATATTTTTCTCAACCATCTTGGAACTAAAAAGCCTCTTCCGGGCATTCCTATTTTCATAATTTAGATTCAAAATAACTTAATGTATTCGCCCATTTTTGATTATCACCTTGACAATAGACTTGGGCAAGATCGATAAGGCTTCCGGATCTTCTAAATCCCTGGTAAGCACTATCTCTTGATATTGTTTTCGCGGCCGTTGTAATAGCTTGCTCATAAGAATCAAAAACACATGGAGAAGAGCCACACATGATTCCGAAAGGATTGTAATCGTAAATATTGCCGGCTGTTTCAAAGCCGCTCTCAACTCCTGCAATGGCCGGGAGCAATCGATAGTCGAGTTTGTAGGTATCTGCTGTTTTAACAAAGAAATGCGCTTCCTGCGCGAGTGGAGAGTGCCTAGCGGTAAGGTAGGAATTAAGCGCGGTAACTCTTGCGTCAATTCGGGTTTCTTGAGCCGAGCTATAATATACATGTTGTTTAGTTGCTCCAACATAAATTAAGAATATTAAAATGAATATTTTAAGCCATTTCATCGATTGTTATCTCAACTCTTGGATTTTTTGGATCCGGTTTAATATCAACATGTGTAATTCTTCTTATCTGCCTATCATTTAATACTATTCTTTGTTTCTGTAACAAGTCAAGTAACACTTTGATTCCTGCATCAATGTCCCGGTCAATCTTGTAAAACCAATCAATTCCGACTTCAACCACACCTTTAAAACCCATCTTAAAACCTCTATTTTGTTCTAAGAT